AAGTGTATAGGATTTTCCTGCGCCCGCAGGACCTGCCATCAAAATGGCTTTAGGTTGGGTTTGAACCTCCTTTAACAATTGAACCAGGCTTATCATACTTATACGTATTACAAATCTCGTTTAGCTGTTGTTCTAAATTCAGTAAATACTGGGGAATGTGTTGGGTTTTCTAAATCAAATAAGCGTTTTACTGTTTTGAAGATATCAATGTTTTCCTCAAACGTGCGAGATGATTCAACTATCTCCCAACCTTTGCCTTGCATCTTATCTTTTTTAGGACCACGTTTAGATGATTTTAGCCATAGAATACCGTAACGGTCTATTTTCTTTCCAAAACATTCTTCATAGCACTGGCCATAAACTGCTGTTTGTAGCTCATATACTGTTTGGATTTGGTTAGATGTTTTTAAATCCAATAACCATAATTCACCATTAATTTCCACAATCAAGTCACACGTACCTGCTACTTTAAGTTCATCTGAAAAAATATGGGCTTCGGTTTCAATCAAAGTTGGTTTATGTGTTTCCCAAAATTCAACAAAACGTAAAAACATTTGCCAAACATCAGGATTGTATTGTGGGCGACCACGTTCATCTAGAAAATTTAATTCCTCACCATTTAAATAAGCTTCAGCTAATTCATGTACTTGAGTACCTTCTTCAGCTGCTTTTTTAACAATATAATCAGCAGAAAAACCTACTTGTTTTAACCAGTTTTCAAAAAATTTCCCTTTTGGATAATAACCTAAAACATACGTTACTGAAGGGTAATACTTTCCATTGCGACGATAGTAGCGAGAATCTGGAAGGGTTATTTGAGTTGCGTCTTCCGAAATCTCTAAAATGCGATTATAGGATTGTTTAATGTTCCTTTTCTTCATAGAGTAAATAATTTTTTCTCCATAAGTTTATATTGTGTTAATGGAGAAACGGTTTGTATCAATTTGGTGAAGTTTTCAAACCCCATTTCACTAGGATCCTTACCTTCAAGTTCTACCAAATAGACTTCTTTCCCAATGTCCAAAAGCTGTTCACAAAAACCAAGGGCTTTTGAAATAGCATCGTTATCTAGGGCAATATATATTTTTTGTACTTTAGATTCTACTAGCTTTTTCATCAAACTAGATTGAATATTTTTACCAAGTAATGGAACTACGTTACGTTTGATTGCCATAGCATCAAATGGTCCCTCACATAATATAATTGGTAAATCCCAATTAATAAACAACTCAAACGGTATAATATCGCGAGACGTTTCAGGGTTGCGGTACTTGGTATAAGGATCTTTCTCAAATGATCTCGCGGTGAAATAATTTAATTTACCGGTGCTATCATATGAGGGTATAACAATCATATTAGCATATTGTCCTGAATCACAATAGCCTATATTGTATTTAAGAATATCTTGTTTGGTAATGTTTCTCTTCTTGAGATAAGCAAAAGCATGCCTTGCTACAATATCTTTGTTGTTGATAAAGGTTTTAAATTCCTTTGGTAGTTCAAGTAAAGTATGTTTTACCTCTCCTATATCTTCAGTAGAGACATTTTTTACAAGTTTAGAAAGTTCTTGAAAATAGGAAGCATCAACTTGTACTTGTTTAAATAAACTTCTTATGGTTTTACCTTTTTTACCACAAGTCCAACAAGCCCATTTATTAACACCGTCTTTGTTTTCGGTAAAATTGACTTCGAGTTTTGGTTTATGGTGATGGCAAAACGGACAAGTGTATGCTTGATTTCCTCGTGCTGTACGTTTGCCTGTGCCTAAGACACCGTTAACTAAATTGACTAACAATTCATTTACCATAACCTCAAGATATGATATCTTTTTTAGATATCAAAATCTTTTCGGAAAAATTTGCCTAAAATGTTGTCGTTAAAATATAGATCGGGTTCCTCTAAAACTCTATAAACAAACAATGTCTGTGTTTCGTAATATGTTAAGAGTTTTTTGGTAGGACACATTATCAAAATCTCGCGTTTGAAATTTTCTAATGGTTCAGTTTTTTTAAATTCAAGTAATGTTTTGTTTGAACCCCAGTATTTTTTCCAATCAGATTCTTTAATTACCATTTTGTAGGAAGCTCTACGGCCTGCTACACCTTCATACATTGCAAGTTCCTTTTTGGTTAACTTTACTTTTTTGTTATGGTAAAGTACCTTTTTACCAATATAGGATTTACCTGAAGGTATATGGGTAATCTTGTAAATGAATCCAAATGTGTTATTTGGAAATTGAGAAAAATCCCCAATTTCTTCTTTTTTATATAACCAATTCATAATTTATTTTTTAAACAAATGATCCTGATCTCCAAGCACCAGACATCCACATATAAAGTAGATATTTACCGGCTACAGTAGCAGGAACAATTTCTCCGTCAGTTCCTGTCCAAGATGGAGAAGTTGATTGAGTTGTAGGAAGTATTATTGAACCTGATTCTCTTACTTTGAAAGCATCTTTACGGGCTCCAGTTGTAAGTCCGTTCCCTACTATAAATAATGAAGTATTATCTCCTTGAGTATTATTTTTACCTATAACAAATTGACTACTAACAGCTCCTGAACCTGAAGATATGAGATTTTTACCAAATGCAAAAGAAGTAGCACCTACAGTTACAGAACCATCACCTGCAGCTATACTATAATCTAAAGAACAAGAAACATCTTTTCCAATAGCTAAAGTATTATTTGCTCCAGCATAAGCATTGTACCCTAAAGCAAATGCTCCATTACCAATAGCATTATTTGTAATTCCAAATGCCATTGAACTTTGACCTATTGCTTTACTTTGAAATCCTCCAGCAAATGAATAATTTCCTGATGCTGTGGTTTGGAATCCTACAGCTAATGAAGCTGTACCTGAAGATAATGATCCAGATCCTTCAGCGTGTGAGTATACTCCAGTTGCTCTAGTATTATCTCCTTCAGCGTGTGAAGCATATCCTGAAGATAAAGTGTAGGAACCTTCAGCATGTGAATATGTTCCAGTGGAAGTGGCGCCAATTCCTTCAGCATGTGAACCACCCCCAGAAGCAATAGTTGCTGTACCCTCAGCATGAGATGATCCATTTGAAGCTAAAGTAAAAGATCCTTCAGCATGAGAATATTGACCAGTAGCAGAATTACCGTTTCCTTGAGCTAAACCATTATTTGAATAATTGTATTTAAAATATTGGGATGCTTGAAAAGTACTAGCACTATTAAATTGAATTTGTGTATCTGATCCTCCTGGGTTGTTTGTGTAAGTATTTACTGTACTTGCAGTGTAATTATTTACAACACTACTTGTATTAAAATTATTATTAACAGTACTACTCGTGTAATTATTTACAACGCTACTTGTATAGTAGCTAACTGGGGTAAATGCTGCTGAAGATGTATAATATAAACGTCCATTTGTAGTGTTAACAACTACAATATTTGAAAGAGGTGAACTTGTAATACCATTAATAGCAACGGAGCCTGTTACAACTAAAGAGCCTGAAATAAGGATATCATAAGCTTGAGTTCCTGTTAACGCATCTACTGATTGGGAAACGTGCCAAGATTCAATAGTATAGTTTTGTACTACTTCATCTACACCAGGAGTAAATATTTTTTTTAATGTTTGTGCCATGATTATAAATATATTATAAATCTAAATTAACCAGTATACTTGTATCGGTAACCGCAGAAGTAGGTAGTGGTTGAGCAAGTTTAGCTACCGCTAATAAATTATAATCATTATCGTAAAGCCCTACTGTAGTTACATAAGGTGAAAAATATGATCCTGTTGCAAAATTATATAAAACTCCACTATTTGAACTTCCAGAAACTAGTGTTGGGTTTTGGGAAAAATTAAATTCATTTTCTCTTAAAGTACACTTATATTGAGTTTCATAAATTGTAAATGAAGAAGAGAATGAACATGTTATATTAGATCCATTTATAAAATCATTTATAAAACTAACGTCTTCTATACCATAAATTGCAGAACCATATGTTACTGTTCCATATCCACTTACTCCAGGAACACCATCACTAGTTAAAATTATTATTCCATGTTCATATATTACATCCCCATATTTAAGAGAATTATGAACCATATTACCATTACCATCATCAGTAATAGTAAGAACGCCATCCGAAATACTTACTGAGCCTGGTTTAAGATATTCACCCCATAAATTTGAAGGAATTGAAATAACACCAATTATATCTCCTGATCCTGTTGGGATGTATCTATCTGCGGGGAGAGTAGAAGATAAATAATTATAATAATTTGGAGTATATGCCGCCCCTGTTATAGTTCCATCGGTATTAAATGAAGCAGTTGATGCTGGG